CCGGCATAGGTCTGGTAAACCGGCGGAACATACGCGGGCGCTACTGCTGGTGCTGCCTGCTGGGGATCGCCAAGGTCAGGATCAATATCATCTCCGGTATCAGGCGGCGTCATCTGATCGATGATGTCGTCAATCTCTGATTGAGAGGGAATGCTGACCATGTCCATGTCTGGATTGCCGAAGTCGTCACTCCCACTCATAATGCTGTTTACTGGGACATACCCGCCCCTGCCGGAACCGAGAGAGCCGCCAACAAGAGCGCCAAAAGGACCACCAACAAGAGCGCCAAGACCCCCTCCAACAGCACTGCCTCTGTCAACGTATGTCCCCACCGTCATGGAGCCCGTCGCTGGGTTGTACACGGGGCCCTGCTGGAAAGGCGTGAAAGTCGTGATAAGGCTGTTAACCAACCCCTTGTTTAGGTCTTCGGCCTTTGCTATCTCATCTTTACCGTCAACAATACCCGTCTCATAAAAAGTGCCCCGACCTGTGGCGACATTGCCTTTGTAGTCGTTCACCAAAAAATTATACAAGTCTTGCCGTGACTCCGCGTATTCAGGGTCTGTCGCAGCGGATGCGCGGGAATCATAGTAGTCCTGATAAGCTTGTTGTTGGGCGTCAAGAGTCTCTAATGCAAGGTTTGTAAAATCAACGTCAGGAGGCCCCCCTTGAGTGGCCGCGCCTCTGGACGCACCATTAAGTGAGTCCGCATCGTCCCTAGAAAACGTCCCACGGGCAGCCTCATCTTGCATCGGACCCATAAGGGCATTTAGATCGCCTGCTAACTGCTGCATTTGTGCGTCTTCAGCATCCGCAAGCGCTTTATCTATAGATTGAGCAGCGGCTATTACAGCGGGATCAACGCTAGTTGCGGCAGCACCTAATGTGGAGGGACTTGTTGCGTAGCTTGTGCCGGGATCAAAACCGGGGGCAGACCCACCTGATGTGGCGGGGTTACTTGTTTCGTAGCTTGTGCCGGGATCAAAGCCGGGGGCGGGTGCTGAAGTCGCGGGAATACCGACATCACTTTGGACGGACGGCTGAGTGATGGAATCAACAGCAGCAGCATCAGCAGCAGCATCAGCAGCAGCAGCAGCATCAGCCTGAGCTTGAGCAGCATCCATAGCTGCGGCAACTGCGCCCCAATCTATACCTACATCACCTGAATAACCAACACCCCCACCAAACTGATACTGCGGGACCAAGGAGCTAATGCCCTGCGGCATCATCGCCCGAGGCATTGTGGCGTTGCTCAGCGTTCCCATTGAATAGTTAAAATACTCGCGAGCGCCGGGGTTTCCTGCGGGCAGCGACGGGGCGCTCTGCATCTGCGCCATAGCAGATTGCGCTCCAAACACTCCGGGCGGTTGGCTAAAAGGTTGATTGTACATTAGTTTACCTTACAATGCTGATCGACTGCGTTAGCAACAACTGCATAGGAGCGGCGAGGTGACAGACCTTCTGCCCACTGAGCTTCAAAAAGCTATTGAAGCACTAAGACGCAACGAATTCAATAAAACAAATACTGCAAAAGAATTGGGGATACCCAGAAGTACCCTTAGGGATAGATTAGCCAGCGCCGAAAGACAAGGCGCAGATATCTGGGGGGCTTCATTTGACGTTACTCAAGAGGCAAAAGGACACCAAGACCTTGAGGAGCTTAAAGAAAGAAGAAGGAAGGAGTGGCAAAGAAAAAAGTCTTCTACTCCTGAAATTCTTAATGTGTCTGTTAAGCTCGACGGCCCTATTGGGCTTCTATTTATGGGTGATCCTCATGTTGATGACCCCGGCACTAACTTTCCTTTACTTGAAAGACACGTTGAAATCATTAACAGGACGCCTGCTTTATTTGCGGCGAACTTAGGCGACATCAGTAATAACTGGATTGGACGCCTTGCTTCACTTTACGAACACCAAGCGACTACTTCAGCGGAGGCTTGGCAGCTAACGGAATGGCTCGTCACGGCTGTTGACTGGCTCTACATCGTTGGCGGCAACCACGACCTATGGAGCGGAAGTGGAGACCCCATAAAGTGGATGGTGCAGAACAGCAACACGGTCTACCGGGCGCATCAGGTCCGCATTGCCATGAATTTTCCCAACGGCAAGGAAGTCAGGGTGAACACCCGCCACGATTTCCCCGGTCATTCGATGTGGAACACGGTTCACGGCCTTGTGAAGGCGGCAACTATGGGCCACAGGGACCATATTCTTGCTGCCGGTCATAAGCACACATCCGGCTATGGGATGGTAAAAGACCCCCTTACCGGGCTAATTAGCCATGTTGTAAGATGTGCCGGGTACAAGGAGCTTGATGAGTATGCCGCCAAGCTGGGACTGTCGGATGTCAATATGTTTCCCAGTTCGGTTGCGATCATTGACCCGGAATACGACGATAGCGACCCGAGACTAGTGACAATGTTCTTTGAGCCAGAGGCTGCTGCGGACTACCTGACATGGTTAAGAAAAAAGAGCAAATCCGCAAATACACCCTCGAAATCGAGGACGTAAACGGCACGGATGTCTACCATGCTGATGATTACTTTATCTCAGAAAACAACGACATCTTGACGGTTAAGGTCGGCAAGAAATCAATAAACTTTCCCACCGCCGGGTTACTCTCTTGGTCTGTTCAGGAAAATGAAAAACAGAATGTCGTGTCTCTCCGAAAGGGCGAGCAGAAAGGCCCCTCTGGATTATGTGGTCGAAATAGACGTTCCAGAAAACGAGACGACCATGACAATCCAGAGAAGGGGAATGCCAATGGCGAGCGAGGCGGACCCAAGAAGCCTCGCAGGGATGTTTCAAAAAACAAGAAAGTAAAAGAAAGTAGTGCTATAGTCCCGGCGAAAGAGGCTGAGTGACATGGCAGAGTCATCGAAAAAAGACGCTTGCTACAGAAAAGTAAAAGCAAGATATCGCGTATTCCCCAGTGCTTACGCATCCGGGGCTATTGCCAAATGCCGTAAGGTTGGGGCCAAGAACTGGGGCAACAAGGCCAAGAAAATGGCTGATGGTGGCTCCATGACCAAGGGATGCGGTGCTGTAAGGCCTAGCAGACGGAAGCGATACAAAGAGTTCTGATGGACGAGTTCGTGAATCTTTGGCCGATTGTATCGGGCGTTATTGTGGTTGCGGCTCTTGCTGTTGCATTCAGGGCCGAGATCACTGTGCGTGTCCGTGTTCTGGAAGAGAAAGTCTCTGAGCTTTTCCAGATCATCAATGATCGAAAAAAATAATGGCTATCAACCGCACAGATATGTCCAAGCAACTCAAGAGCGGGGGCCGGGTTCGCAAGACCAAGAAGGGCGCTGCGCTCAAAAGGTGGTTCAAGGAAGAGTGGGTCGATGTCCGTACCGGAAAGCCCTGCGGTCGTCAGGAAGGGGAGAAGCGAGGAACGCCGTATTGCCGCCCCAAGAAGCGGGTCTCCTCAAAAACACCGAAGACGGCTGGGGAAATGAGCGCAAAAGAAAAGCGTTCGAGGATCAGACAGAAGACGAAACTGGGGCAACCGGCTGGTAAGCCCCGCAGAGTCGCCCCCCTGAGGAGAAAAAAGCGTGGCTAGTAGGGTAAAAGAGGCCGCTTGGCACCCAATTCCCATCAAAAAGAAGACTTCGATAGGAAATAGTGTCCGTTCACGGCCAAAAAACAAAAACAAACTTAGGAATTGGAAGAAATACAACGGTCAAGGGCGCTAATTGGGCCATTTTCCGTTTTTTTCTCGGTCCAATCCAGAACCCTAGCTTGCCAGATTAAGGAAGACCATCCCGGTTTCCTTCAGAAACTCCCGTTTCATAGTAGAAAAACGCAGGACCATAGCGGTTAACTCCGGGGAATACTGCATGGCCCGCATCTCTGCATGGTGAATCCACCACTCTCTGGGTTTCAGGTTCAGGTGTCCCGGCATGGGAACCTGACTCGCGGTCATGATGAGGATGCGACCGGCATTGCCGCAGACGGTATCTAGGAATTTACCGGCGTGTTCTTCCGGTATGTGTTCGGCTACCTCAATAGACCAGACCACATCGAATGGTTCCGGGAAGGCCACAGGAGCCTTGCAGAGGTCTATCAGAGCGATGTTTGGGGGTCCGAGTACCTCAGGGTCCACATCGATCCCAAACGCCTTAAAACCGGCTTTCTGGGCCGCTATGACCTGTCCTCCTACACCGCACCCCACATCTAGCAGGGTGCGGCATCCGAAGGTCTTCAGGAGGGACAGGGTGCCTACGTCAACATGGGTGACGTTGTGGTGTCCTCCAGCATAGATCGGGGTCTGGTAGCTCATTCGAGTGTCTTCAGTTCTGCGGCCAGTGAGGCGTATCCTGCCATGTCGATGTAGTCGTCTTCGTTGAAGCTGCCGTGCTGTGTTCTGGCGACCTTCTGAAGGAGGTTAAGCATCGCAACATCGCTTTCGCTGATCGGGCCATTTCTGCCATGCAGATAGATATTCCAGTAACGCGATATGTCTGCAAACAGGGCAGATGGGTTGCCGTGGGTTCCCTCTCGGTCTTGAGTAACCAAACGTAGTGCCCGCTTAAGGATTTCCTTGCGGATCATTTTGACTCCATTTTATGAGTTGGAAGTTTTCGAGTGGTATTGCTGCGACTGGTTCTACGTCTTGCCAGTCATTGCGGTCAACTCTGCCGCCCTTTTCGTAGCTGAACTGGTTGCACAAATTGACAAATCCCAGTGAATCAGTCCAGCGCACGAACAGGATTGACGGCAGGGCCGTGGTTTGGGTCAGGCGTCGTGCGGCCAGAATCTTGTCGAGAGAGATGATGTAGGTAGGGTACCTTTTCATCTCGTTCTTGCGGCATTTGATTTCGATCCAAGATCGTATCTCTGAACCCCTGACTGCTGCGTAATCCAGTCCGTACTTTATCGGCAGCTTCATCATTTCTGATTTGTACAGCTTGCCGAGATGGTCGGCGACCTGACGTTCGTTCGTCAGATCACCGGCCCGCTCATAGA